CACTAATCTTGTAAGTGGTGAACAATTCTATGTAATGTTACGTGCGTTAGTTGATTGTAAACTGAAAGAATTTCCATTTGATTTTGATAGTTTCGAGGAGGAAATAGAATGACTAAGAAAGAACTTATTGATGAAATTAGTGAGGTTTTTGAGGATTTAGAAAGGGAAAATGACAGTCTTAAATTGTTAATTAAGGAGGTTAATTCTGATGACTAAAAAGAAAAGAACTCAAGGCGAATTACTCGAAGAAATTAGTTACAAACTGACCGTAATTATAGATCAGTTAGGTAACATTTTAGATTACAAACCGCCAGTAGAAGATGTTAACATAGAGGAGCAATATCCAGAACAAGTTAATAACAATAGGGGTGATTATTCTTCGTTATTTGGTACACTTAGTGAGAGAGATTTAGATGATTAAGTCTATACAAGATGGTTACAATTTACTCTTCTGGGTATTCATTATTATATGCTTATATGGTAGTGGTAATAGTAAAGAATTAGAGAGTAATTACACAGTAGAAAGTAATAACGAAATAGAGGAATTGTGGATAGAAAGTAATACTGAGTGGGGGAGTATTAGTGACCCTAGTTATTAACAAACCTGTGGAAAACTATTGTACTAAATGTTAATCAAGATCCTTTAATTAGGGTCTTTTTTGTATCAATTAATACACAAATCATTTAAATAACTATTATAAATGGTCATATAAATAGGGTTCCGTTGTTTATATCTTTTCCACAAGTATGTGTATAAAGTGTTAATATATGTGGAAAAGGTTGTGGAATAAGTTGTTAATAAGTATGATGTAATTGTGTCTTTAAATGTCTCATAGTGTAGTGATCTAAGCGAGCGTAGTATAACACGAGCGAGCGAGGATTACAAGACCCTCGGTAACATTTTGTAGTACTAATACCAAACCAGTTCAGTATTACATAACGCACACACAGTTATT